AAATAGTAAATGGTTACAAAAAGGTTACAATTTTTCCCCAAGGCTGTAATAATCTTGACAATTCAGTGTAATGAAGTAAAGGTTACAAAAGTGTTACAAAGATGGATACAAGCGGAAAATCCGTTCATAAAATGTTTACAAAATAAGCCGGTCAAAACTGTTGTCAAACGGCCTTGAGTAGAGTATAATAAAACCATGAAACACAACAGCGTTTCAAATACCGAACATCCGCCCACTACTACAAAGGAGATAAGACCTCATGAAATGTTCTATCAAGTACGTTCTGCTCACCGCTGTTAAGGCCAAGAAGGTGTTTGACCTTCTCTTCATCGAGGCGCACAATGTCCGCGCCTGTACGGAGTGCGCCAAGCTGGACGGCTACAAAGTCGTAGCCAGCAAGGCCGGGACGAAAGTCTTCGAGATGGACGCTCTCGATGTGACCTATCCGAACATCCTTTCTGAGATGTGCGCCGCCGTTCCTGCCGACTTCGCATGGAACGACCTGCATAGCCAACTGGAAGAGACGGGCGAAAAACCGGACGACGAAGAGCCGGACGCCGCCCAGAAAGAAGAGGTAGACAATGCCTGACACTTGCACAGCCGGATGCTGTGTTCCGGCAAACGTGTCCTATGTCCTGTTCTATGAGGACGCGGCCCAGAACATATATGGGCTGGTGTACGACAAGGACGAAAACCTTTCGAACATCGTGTCTGGTGTGGGCCGCTTTGACCCCGTTCCAATTACGGCGTTCGAAGAGGGCGCAAGACATGGCTTTCCGTATAGTCCCGCGTGGAATCCCTGTTGTCACGAAAACAAGACCATGGCGCAGATGGAAGCAGAGCTTAAAGCTCAGAACCATCTTATCGCCACCGTGTACAACGACCACCTCAAGCCCTCTGCGCTGTACCCTGCAAACGCCGACCCCGTGGGCAAGCAGTTTCTCGCCCGTTGGATTTTCGGCTGAAAGGGGTGGAAACAGGTGCAGGACATCAATAACAAACTCGCCGCAATCGTTGAGCTTTTGACGAAGATTTTCAACGCACAGGCCAAAACCAACGAACTTCTTTATACCGTTATCGACAAGCTGGACGTGATTCACGCCGCCCAGAAACTTTAATAAGGAGACTATGTTATGGCTACTTTCCACAAGAATCGTTCGACCGTTGCCGCCCCTGAGTATGACGACCGCCCCAAACTGAACATCAAGGGGGCGACCGTCAGCGGCTGTCGTTACCTCAGTGACAAGGTGATTGCATTCACCCTTAACCTTCCCGGCCTTGCCCTGTACAACATGAAGGTCATTGACGGCAAGAACGGCGCGTTCGTCAGCCCCCCTCAGAACAAGAGCAACAAGTCCGACAAGTGGGTGGACGCCGTCGGGGTGTGGCTGGACAGTGCCGATGAGGGCAGAATCGCACAGGCCGTTATCGACCACGCAACGCAGGAAGGCGACCCGGTGGACTGGAAAACCCGGCATGAGGTGAAGTAAATATGAGCAAGCGTAGTGATAAAAACATTGCGCTTGACCTTTACACAAAAGACGGCTGGGTGAATATCCCAGCCGTTTCTGCGTTGGGGGCATGGTGCAATATTATAATAGGTAAGCGGCAGGTGGGCAAGACCTACGGCACACTACTATATGAGTTACAACAAGATAAGCCCTTCATGTATCTTCGTAGGACTACCACCGAATTTGATGCCATCACGTCTGACCCGCAATTAAACCCCTTTTTACCACTCAAGAATGAAGGGTTTGATGTGAACATTGTGAAGAGCGGCAAAGTAACCTATACCATCGGGCAGTATGAGTATGAGGACGGAAAGCCCAAAGACTGTATCAAGAAATACGGAGTCGGAATGACCCTTCCCAGCATTGCGAATATTCGGGGTTTCAATGGCTCTGCTTTTCATGATGTGGTCTATGATGAATTTATCCCGGAGAAAATCGTTGTCAAGCGCAAGGCAGAGGGAGATGCACTGTTAAACGCTTATGTGACCATCAACGGAAACAGGGAGCTTGAAGGAAAGCCGCCCCTCAGAATGTGGCTGTTAGCCAACGCCTTTGATATTACGTCACCGATTCTGGTAGACTTGGGTGTTGTCGGCCACATTGCCAGAATGGCGAAAACCGGCCAAGAGTGGATGCTTACCGACACAGGAATTTTTCTCTGTATGCCGAAGTCAAACGCCGTCAGTGAGAAACGGGCGCAGACAGCATTCATGAAGCACATGATGAAAAATAAGGATTCTAAGTTCTATCAAATGGCTATGGAAAATAAGTTCAGTTACAACGACCTTTCCATGGTGCGCCCTATGTCTCTTGCAGGCATGAAACCACAGTTCAAAGTTGGGGACTTGTATTGTTATGAATATGACAGCACACACTATTATCTGTGTAAGTCCCCACACCAGGCGCACGAAGTATACTCCGATACGCAGGCCGGAAGAAACACTTTCCGGCTGGCTCATCCGTACTTCGGAATGATGTTTATTTTGGGTCAAGTTTGGTGTGCCGATGTTCCGACCCTGATTAAAATTCGGGACTACCTTGACATAAAAGAAGAGTAAGTGCTATTATAAAGGTGCGGGGGACTCCAAAAGATAAGCACCCCGGAAGGGTGTGGAGTTGCATTCTTATCTTGCACACCCCCGCTATGATAGAAAGGAATGGCGGTTATGCTCTTATACTCATACAAGACGGACAGAAATAAAGCCGTCAGCCCTCATTTTAAGGTGAGGGAGTTTCACAGCAAGAATGACCCTTGCGACAGTGTTATTATCGACCCCCGTTTGGTTGACCTTTTGGAAAACATTCGACGCCTGACCGGCAAGCCGGTACACATTAACAGCGGATACCGTTCCAAGGAGTATAACCGAACTATCAAAAACGCTTCACCGAAGTCTCAGCATTGCGAAGGCAAGGCGGCTGACATCTGGATTGAAGGTGTCAGCCCGGATAAAATAGCCCAGTATGCAGAGTGCTTCTTGGGAGCGTCTGGGGGTATCGGAATCTATCATACATTCACTCATGTGGATGTCAGAAACGGCAAGAGCCGTTGGAAAGGAGCTTATTAAATGAAACTCGATGATGTTCTTATGCTGGCTCGTGCGGGCTATTCGAAAGCCGACATTGCCGCCCTTCTGGGTAGCAATTCCGCACCCGCCCCCACGACTCCCAAGGCCGCCCCGCTGACGGGTGCGCCCCCCTTGCCGGGTGACGTTGCAACAAATGTTACTGCTTCTGCAAGTTCGCCTGCCGCCCCGTCTGCGCCGGACTGGGGCGCGATGGCCCAGAGTATCGCCGCACTCACTGCGCGGCTGGATACTTTGGCGACCCCCACGGCGGGGAGTCTGAGCGACAATACCGCCGACGCCGTGTCGGTCGATGACATTATCCGGGCGGCTATCACGTCGCCCCAGCCGGACGCCGCGCCGGACTTCTCGAAGGGGGTGTAAACCGTGGCAAAATCCAAGAACAATATGCCCACTCTCGCCAAGGCTGATGTGTTCCGTCCGAAGGACGTTTACACAATCGTTAATGCCGTCTTGCAGGACGTCACCGGCCAGCGGACTATCACCGCCGTGGATACCTCTTCCTTTATCAACGTCGGTCAGATGTGTCTTTCCACCAGCAAAGAGGGGACGTTGCAGGCGCTTTCGAACATGGTAGCGCGTACTGTCGTCGCTTCTCGCTCTTATTCCGGGCGGTTCACTTCGGTTGAAGTGAGTACGCAGGACTGGGGGCTGTATATGCGCAAAATTGCCTTTTTCGCAGGCGAGTTTGAGCAGAGCGACTTTATCAACACCCAGCAGAACCCCGACACTCTGGTGGACGGTAACTCCCTTGATATGTACAAAATCAAGAAGCGTTACCCTCTCGAGATGTGGTACGGCGACCAGAAGGTATTAAACCAGACCTACACCCGCTTTCTCGACCAGCTCAACACGGCATTCCGTTCTGAGTCGGAGTTCTCCGCTTTCCTGCAAGGCATGACCGTCGAAATTCAGAACGACGTTGCCCGCTGGAAAGAGATGGAGAACCGTCTCGCCGTCATGAACTATATGGGTGCAATCTTCAACACCGGCAAGCCGGGGAGCAAAGTCAACCTTACTAAGGCGTTCAACGCCGCCCGCCTCACCAGCTATACCACAGCGGAACTGCTGACGACTCATTTGCAGGAGTTCCTTTCCTTCTTTGTAAGCCGTCTGGAAACGGATACTGCGCTTATGGAAGAGTCCACTGAGCTTTTCCACCTGACGCCTCTTTGCACCGATGACAAGGGGAACACTCTGCATCTGTTCCGGCACACTCCCAAGAGTGAGCAGAAACTTCTTCTGTACCAGCCCCTTATTAACGATGCAAAGGCTTGGGTTTACCCCGCTATCTTCGGCCCGGGTTATCTGTCCTTCGGCAACTATGAGGGTGTCACATTCTGGCAGAACATCAACGACCGTTCCGCCATCAACATTATCCCCGCTCAGTTCAACGTGACCACCGCAGAAGCAGAGCAGGGCAAGCCCGTCCAGCTTGATTATGTGGTGGGTCTGCTGTACGACAAACGCGCACTGGCCACCACTTACTTTAAGGACAACGTGTGGACGACTCCCTTTAACACCCGGGGCGAGTACTGGAACATTGAACACCACTGGAAGATGAACTATACTCTCGACCCCACAGAGAACGCCATTCTCTATTATATGAGTGACAACGACGACACCGACGACAGCGGCGCGTAACTGAGGCCAAAGCCCCGCCCCCTACGGGGCGGGGCTTTATTTGTTCCATGTGGAACATTAAGAAAGGAAGGTGCATCAAATGCCCGGCACATTCAACGGCGCAGTTCCCGCGCCCAGCGTTGAGCATGGCTATCATTTTCACTTCGGAAACGTGGAGAAGAAAATCAACTCCACGAAAGCGTTTGATTATGGAGTTCTGAAAGACGAAGAGCGCTGTGATTTTAAGAAACCAACATCAATGGAGCATCCCGTAATTTATTGCACGATTAACTCTATCAACATTTCGCCTCAATGGAACTACTGTCAGTGTGAAGAAACAAAATCCTATTACTGGATTGACGATATTACCACACTTCGGGCGAATATCTGGCAAATCAGTTTGACCCTTGACCCTCTGGCAACATACCGTGATACGATTCTGAAAACTAAGGCGTTTATTGAGTACGGCTTTAACAGCGACGCAAGCGGCGCACAATTCCGCTTACAGGACGCGCGGCAGAACGTCGCCCGAAAACCTACCGTCAGCAGTGCCGAAGTTGACACCTGTCCCGGCACAATTTCGGCGTCCGGCTGTTACGTTCTTTCAGCAGTTGGCAAAAACGGTTTGCAGGCGTATGCTTTAAGTAGAACACAGCTTGCAACTCTGCTTACTGTGTTGTCTACTACATGGCTTGCAGAAACGGCGGCTATGGTCAAGTGGGAAGTAGCACTCCCCCAGTTCATGAATAACCTTCTTTTCGGCGGCAATGCTACTGAGAATATCCGCTCCTGCATCTGGATTCCGGTCGATGATAGTTTAGTGGGAACAGGTGGCGGACTTATTACGCTAGGGCAGTTTAATACAGGTATCACAGCCCCAGTCGTGAGCGCGAGCAGCAACAAAGTTCACGTTGTCAATATTCCCATTCCGTGGCCTGCCGAAGACTGGAAACGGATGAACTGTCAGATTCAGCTTTACGTTCCTTTTATCGGCGTTGTGGGTATCCCGGTTGACCAGTGCAACGACGCGGCAAGCGTGACCGTGATAACGGCATTCTCTTTCATTGACGGCGGAGTTTCGGTCAAAATACAGGCCGGAGATTATACCGTATACACAGGGAGCACAAACATTTCCAGCCCCTATGGTATCGGGTCAAGCAACTACGACCCGGGGAAAGGACTTGGTGCGGCAGTAACGGCAGTTGGCGCGGCTATGACCTTCGGCGGGGGACTTTTCGCCGGTGCGGCTGTCGCGGGGCTGTCGGCTGTGGGTGGAGCGTTCACCGATGGAGCAATAGGCGGCGCGGTCGGTCAAGCCGCTTCGCAGGCAATACAGCCTATCACTCAAAGCGTGGGTAGCCTTACCGGTGCTTCACAGGTGTATTTACCACTGAAAGCAAAGCTAACTTTGCTTTACTATCCCCCCATTGATGACCCGGGTTATCAGGGTTTATATGGGTATCCGGTTATGAGGGTAGCGACTCCTGTTGAAGGATATTGCAAGACCCGCGACTTTAGTTGTCAGCCCGAAGGTGCAAAGCCACAGGAGATTGCACATATTAACCGGTGCATGGACGCAGGCGTATTTATTGAATAAGAGGTGATTTATAAATGTATCAATGTTACGCGGGATTCTTCGATGGTGTTCCATGTGGAACATTCCAGAAAAGTTTTTCCACAGATGCTCTTAACTACTGGGAACGCTCTTTCTTTCAGCGTTGCCGCTCCATCATCGAGTTTAATGGCCTGCCAGAGGCCGCGCCCGGACAAATCGGCTGGGACTATGATGCATTCATGTACCAGCTGTTCCGAATGGGGTACGCGGTAGTGTTCAACACAAAAAAATACGGCATGGTGGTTCAACCGGGGTATCCTTCTGGGTTTGGCTTGCAGTATCAGCCCCGCGCAATGACCATTTCAACCCAGTTCTTCCAGTTCAACCGCCCCCTTGAAATAGGTACTGAGTGCGGCGTCATCAAGCTCACCCCCGATTATCGGGGTATCTGGGACATTATCACCAAGTACGCCGTTGAGATGCAACAAGCAGAAGTAGCCATTCGGCAGAGCGCCTTGAACTCCCGTTTTGCCTACGGCGCGTTTGCCAAAGACGACAAGCAAAAGAAAAGTCTTGAAATGCTGTTCCAGCGGCTGGCAAACGGTGAGCCTGCTATTGTGCTGAACCCAGACCTAAAACGTCCTCTTGACGGCAAGACGGGAGAGGGTGGCACTTATGAACTGCCCATCATGCAAATTGACCGTGACTTGTCGAAGAACTTTATCCTTCCCGAACTCATGGAGTTCAGACGTACCATTTTGATGGACTTCTACCGGGAACTTGGAATTAAAGTCCAGCCCGACAAGAAGGAGCGAATGAACGTAAACGAAAGTGAAAGCGCGGACGCTGAGACATTTAACCGCCGGGAAGTATGGAGAATTTGCCTTGAAAAGTCCCTTGATGAAGTGAACAAAATGTACGGCCTGAACATTACTTTCAAAATTAACGAACCGAAGCAGGACACAGAAGGGAGTGAAGACAATGCCGATTTATTACGGAACACTGGTGAATGAGCTGGACAGTGGTGCAAACCTTGAAGCGCTGTTGATGTACGACCACGACCTTTTTGCAAACATGGTGTTGCCCGTGGGGCTGGATAAAATGCAGGCTATTTCGACTATTCGCCATCTGCATGGACTCGCCCCGTTGTACCACCCCGACCCCCTTTATATGAAGAGTGAATTATACTGGTGGTCAAAACGGCTCTGTCCCATCTGGGCAAAACTGTATGCTACAACACAGCTTTCCTATAATCCCATTTGGAATACTGAGATGACAGAGCGAAGCACAGATACCACGACCACCGACCGGGATACCAGCACTCAGAGCGACGCACACAGCCACGGCGGGGCAACAGATACCGCCACTGCCAACAGCACAAAAGGCGGGTGGAACACTGAGGACGGTGCTTATCATGAGGACACAGCCGGAGAGGGCTGGAAAACCGACGACGCCACCCAGCACAGCAAAACCTTGCATGACGGGTGGAACAAAGAAGACGGGCATTATCACGACAAAAACCTTTCGACGGCAGAGGGTGAGAAGACCCGGGACTTCATCGAAGATATTAAAGGCACTCTCGATAGTCAGGTCGATACTACTTCTCATACTGGCGTCGTGGGGACACGGGACACGAAACATGATGAGACGATGACGGACACAATCGACACGACCAAAAACACCGTCAGCGATACCGAAAACAAACTGTCTGCCGAAAATGAAGCAACATACCAGCCGGACAATGCCAGCCATACCGTCACCGATGAAAAGGGCCATTCGGACGAAGCCAAGAAAACCAACTGGACAGAGCACGAAGACACGACCCAGAACACCAACTTCACGCAGGGGGTGAAGACCGACCAAGATACCACTCAGAACACCAAAAATCACGCTTTCGAAACTTCCCGCGATTTGTCCACATCCGACACCCACGGTGATACCCATTCGGCGGCGTCTGACGGTACGGTTGACGATACCCACGCGGAAAGCATTTCGAAAGACCAGCATGCCGACAAGGGAACTACCAAGGGCGGGAGCGTCAAGAAAAACCAGTATGACGACCGCACCCGGGACGAGTCTTTGAAGGACAACAAGCACAATGAACATGCCGTATCTCTTGAGACGGGAAAGGAGAACACCACCGTCACCGTGACACATGAATATAGCAAATCCGGCAACATCGGCGTCACGACTACCCAACAGATGATTAAAGCAGAAAGGGCCGTTGTTCTGTTCGATATTTATGTTAAAATCGCTGACGACTTCCACCGTGATTTCTGCCTTGACTGTTATTGACGGGGGTGCTAGAATATGAATGAAGTGATAGCCGCCGTAATAACAGGAGTCATCACCTTGACGGGTGTGCTCATTGCCAACAGCAAATCTCAGGCCGTCACCGATACCAAGTTGGACGAACTTACACGGGAAGTCAGGGAACACAATACCCTGATTTCGAGAGTTCCTGTACTGGAAGAGCAACTTAAAGTTGCAAACCACCGGATAGAAGACCTTGAACGTGAAGTTCAGTATCTCAGAAAGGGGGTGAATGCATGAATAAAATTAAGGTTGATACTATGACCCGTACCGCCGTACTGATTCTGGCTCTTGCAAACCAAATTCTCAGTGCCACCGGACACAGCCTCATTCCCGTGGACGATGCACAGCTTGAACAGCTCATCTCCACCGGTATGACCGTGGGCGCGGCTATCTGGGCATGGTGGAAAAACAATAGCTTTACCAAAGAGGCTATTGCCGCTGACAACTATCTTGACAGCCTCATCGGCAGAAAGGAGAAGTAATGAACTGCAATATGTATCCCCCGTTCGCCACCCCGGGCGACCCCTTTCAATATGATTTAAGGTGGATGGTGGGCCAGATTCAGAGCTTGCAGGCGTTCGTTGAACAGCTCTCGAAAGGGCTGGACTCGAACAGCGGCAACATTGCCGCCCTGAATCAGGCTACGAAAGCTCTGACCGATGCACAGCACTGTATTAACGACCGTCTCAACAGCGGGGACTTTGAAGACGGGCGGTTTATCGAGTGGGCAGACAAAAACCTTCCTGCAATGGTCAACGAAATGGTGCATTTCGTGTGGTTCGGGCTGACCGACTCCGGGCGCTTCTGCGCTTATGTCCCGGCTAACTGGAAGTGGCTCACCTTCGATACCGGTGCGGACATCACTGAGCCGGAGTACGGCCACCTCATCATCAAGTATTACTAAGGAAGGAGCTTTATCAATATGGCACATGATAAGAATTGCCGTCCGTTTCCCATCGACCCCGCGCCCTACGCGCCCGGTGGCGAGTGCCACCCCTGCCATCCTGACCCCTGTTGTCCCCCGCGCCCGCCGCGTCCGACGCCGCCCCCGCCCCCGGGCTGTGGGCCGTCAATGTACGTCGGGGCGCGTTACGTCCCGAAGTTCGCTGACCCCATCGAGTGGGACACTGAGCGGGGATATGAGTCCCTGACTATCGTCACCTATAAGGGTGAGTCCTACACTTCGAAGTGTCCTGTGCCGCCCGGCATTGACATCAAGAATGAGCGCTACTGGGCACTGACCGGTGCATATAACGCACAGGTGGAAGAGTACAAAAATCAGGTGAAAGACCTGTCCGCACAGGTGACGGGGTTTGCCTCTGACAATAAGGAATTCCGGGAAAAAATTGACCAGTACGACAAAGATAACGCCGCTATGAAAAACGACGTCGCCGCTACCGTCGCCCGGGTGGACGCTCTCGCAGAGCGCGTGGACAACGCCGACGCGGCTATCTCTGACCTTCAGGCCGGGCAGGCTCAGACCGTCAAGGACATTGCCGCCCTTGAGTCCAAGGACGCCGACCTTCAGCGGCAAATCACTTCCAACGACACCGACATTTCTGCCATTCAGGCGAAAGACCGGGAACAGGATGCCCGCCTTGATGCAATCGAAACCGTGAACGATGCACAGGCGGCCAGCATTACCCAGAACACTCAGAACATCGCCCGGAACACACAGAACATTCAGGACAACGCCGCAAGCATCGCTGTCAACTCCAAGGAGCTGGCAAAGCACGCGGAACAGCTCAAAGACCACGCCGCACAGCTTTCCGTCCTTCATAAGGAAGTCACCGATAACCATACGGCTATCGAACGGCTCACCTCTGTCACCGATGGACTCCGGGCAGACCTCACCGAAGATGAGGCCAAAATTGCCCAGAACGCGGACGCTATCGCCCACATCCAGCAGAAGGATGCTGAGCAGGACGGGCGGCTTGACGCTCTGGAAGGACGCGCCACGACTGCCGAAGGGCGGCTTGACGCTCTCGATACCAAGACCGACGCCACAAATACCGCCCTTACCGCTGAGACGAACCGCGCCAAAGCGGCAGAGCTGGCAAACGGTAAGCTTATTGCGGCAAACGCGAAGGAACTGGCCCGGCACTCTGACGAACTGTCCGACCATGAGCGCCGCATTACTGCCCTTGAGACGGACAACGATACCAACAAGCAGGACATCGCCGACATCAAGGCAAAGAACGCCGCTCAGGATACTGCCATTGCCGCCGTCGATGATAAGGTGGAACACCTTGAACTTATCGACCCGAAGGAATACGCAAAAACCATTGCGCGTATCGACGCCAAAGACACGGCACAGGATAACAAAATCCACGCTCTGGAAACTGCCAGCAATACCCACGTCACTAAGACGGCGTTCGAATCCAGCCAGAAAACACAGGACGACGCTATTGCCAACCTGAACACGACCAAGGCAAACAAGAGCGACATTCCGGACGTGTCCGGATATGCCACCAAGGTGTATGTTGATAAGCAGGACGACACTCGCATCCCCCTTAAAACTAGTGCCTATGATAACGCGGTTAGTTCCGTTGCTCTGGGCGTTCCTACTCATACGGCAGACGCGCCGGACGTGTGGATTATGTACGGCCTGTTCCCCTATCCTGTCTTTTCTTACAAAGACAAGCCGAGTTTGAATGTCGATACCACGAAGGGCAAACTTCATCTGTACAAGGCAGACGGCACAGAAGTCACTGTGCCTACCTGGATAACTACCGGCAACCTCAACAATGCATTCGGTGTCCTTGCCCGACTTCCTTCCGATTTCACTCCTGATTCTCCTTTCTATGTCATTGTGTACCGGAACAATGCCGACAAGTACCAGACTGCCGCTGACGAACCGACCGCCTGAACACAATAACAAAGCCCCCGCTTCGGCGGGGGCTTTTCTTTATCTTATTGTAAGAATTGCCAACAGGAAGGAATCAAGAGCCAGAACGAAGAAGGTATACAGCAGACGAGACAAAATGTCCTTTTCAATTACTGTCCCTTTAGCCACTTCAAAAACGATGATAGCCGCCCCTGCAAAAATTCCACACAAAACCATGAAAATGTCTGCCAGATGAGAAACAATAAATTGCCACATATTAACCTAACCTTTCTATGTCGATGTTCTCTGTGTTCACTCCACCCACTTCATACCGGCGGGGACTCATGACAATCCAAGACGCGGACATGGTGGGTTTTGCAAAGTCGGTGCGCCGGCGGGGCGGTGCGTCGTGGTAAGTGAGCATTTGCCCGCCCGCGTCTTCTATAATAAGGAAGTCGTTCAGATTCTCAATGTCATCCTTGAGGGCGGCGACACCCTCATTTTTGCCAACGCCTGCAATCGTGCTTTCTAGAACCCCGTCGCAGTTCCGCGCGGCGTAACACTTCGCATGAAGAAAACGGAACTCTTGATAGCCATAATCGGCCTGTGGGTGTTCGTCTTCGGCTACCCCGATATAAACACACTTGCCGTTGTCCTTCTGCACGACGCACTTTCGGGCGATGCACTGCCGCTTGATTTCTTCATTGTACTCATCAACACCCGGGACTTTCTCGCCCTCAAACTTGCAGGAATCCGTATCCCAGTATATGACCTTATCCCAGCCCACAATCTTTAACAGCCGCCACAATTCAAGGCGGGTTGAACTGGCTGTCCACAGACCCCAGAGAAAAGGAAAATTCTTGTTTGTGCCAAGGCCGTTCCGGGATTTGCCCAACTGTGCCGCTTTCACTTCGTCTTCGCTCATGCCGTCAAGTTTGTCTTCCCATCTCAGTTTCTCGAACTCGATTGCATCCCCGATGTCTGCCGTGTACTCATCCCGAATTTGCTTCTGTGCGGTAGCTCCAAAAATCGTGTTCACGCAGATTTTGGAAAACATATAATCGGGGCTCCCCTTCATGGTTTCTTTGATTTTGAACTTCTCAAAAATCGCTGTGCGGAAAGAGTCGGGCAAGTAGTCAAGTGAAAATGCGAAGGACTCCAAAGCAATCATTGAAGAGTAATTGTATCCATCCCGGATTCTCTGCCAGTCGTTAGAATCACAATAAAGTGTCAATTCATCTGCCCAGAGCACTCGACCATTATCTAACATGGTTTCATCTAGGCGCGGAACACTGTTTTCGCATTTGCTTGCACTAATACAAGGGTCTGGGCAGTCATCCTTTACGGAAACACCCGTCAAATATATTTTTGCTATCCATCCCATTTCGGCGTCAATTAAGGTGTTCATATCCTCTTCGCTGGTATTGTCTGGTAAACTCTTCGGCGTACTAGTTGGAAACTTCCGCAACAACTGTTGCGACGGGTGGGCGCTCTTGAAGTCGTAGGAATTACAGTTGGTGAACGTGTACCCAGCTTTCCACCGCGCCCCGTGTGTATCGCCGCCTGCCATTGCCTTATATGCAAGCCACGTTTGCCGCTTGTCAAGAGCTAACCGTTCTTTTAGCGCTGGAAAACCCTTATCTTTACCAACTGTCTTTAACACTTCCAGTTTGACAAGCGCAGTGTTTGAAATGGGAATACTTGCGGCATTAAAGCCGCGCTCTTTCTTCATCCGCTCTATTGCTTCATACAGTCCCAAGACATCATTGACGCAATAGGCAAACTCTTTATCATCAAGGTGAGTATCGGGAGTGCGATATACGGTATAATCCAAATCGCCCTTTAACTTTTCGTGTTTGCACCCCTCTGTGGCTCTTGCAAGAGACTTCTGAAAGAGCTTGAGTGAATCCCTGAACTCAATGCCGTTTGAAAACTCAAGAGTAAGGGGCTTGCGGCTCTTCGTGTAAAGGGCCTTACAGTCACCCCAACGAAGCGTTAACAACTGGATGAGATAGGTGAACTCATACCCAAGATTATGAACGTAAATTGTAAGCTTGCGCTTCTCTGTCACTCGCCACTTATCGCAGAGCGTTTCAATCATCTCTGCCCAGTCCTCAAAGTATCGGGGAACAACTACCACACCGTCAATACACGTCTGAAAACTGTATGCAAATCCGTCTGCGTCGCTGTTCGTCGTCTCAATGTCAAACGTGCAAGTTACATCCAGATAAGTTTTCTTCTGACTGTGTACCTCATACGGCGTTGACAGCCGGGGCAAAAACTCTCCCAGCGTCTCGCACACTATGACATCTTGACTGACTCTCATTTTCTGCCCAACTTTCTCTTAGCTAACTCAATCAGCATTGCGCCGCTTTGCCTGTCTTTCTCAACTCTCCCTTGAAACTGTTGCGCTATTTTTTGAATATTCTGCGCCTGTCCTGTGTATATCGCCTGCCGCAACACTTCCGACCCGTAAAGTTTTTCATTTTCTTCTGTCCAAAAACGGTCGAATAGTTCACTTAATTCTTCTGGCGTTCCGGTGAATCCCATTTCACGCGCTTTTTGCACTTTCTTCTCTACCGTGTCCCGGTAGCCGGTGACGGTCGAAGTCTTTTTAAGCATAAATTCCCGGAGCTTGAGAAATTCTTTATTCAATTCTGCCCGGGGCATCTTCGCCGTATATTCTTTGAAACGGGGGCGCTCCATCCCCATACCGTGTTCAGATGCAAGCCACTTATAGGCCGGGGCTTTCTCTGTCAGTCCCTTCTTCTCAAGGGTACGCAAGCGAGTGTTTGCCGCTTTGGCGGCTTTCTTGACAATGCCCCTTAACTCTTCTTCGCTGTACTGCTGAGGGGCTTTACTCCCCGGCGCGTATGCTGTCCACGGGTGCGGCTGGTATGGCCTGCCTTTGCCACCCTGTTTGCGGGGTTTCTTCGGCTCTGCCGTCTTCTTCGGCTTGCTCTTCGTCTTCCGCGCCTTGGGTGCAGATACGGAAGAAGGGGCGGCTTTGCCGCCCTTCTTGCCACTGCTCTTGCGCTTCGTTGCGCCTGCTTCATCGGCTTTCTTAACAAGCCCCGTATCGGTTAATGCTTTCTTCATAGAATGACCCCCCACAAATCATTACTTGTTATCCAGATAAGGAAAACCAAAGCCACGAAACCAAACACCCAGTAGAAAACCATCGTAATGATTTCATTGATTTCGCAGAAGTGCCGGTGCAACTTTGCTATCTTGTCTTCATCCTCTGCCCTGAGATTATAACGATAGCTCTTCCATGTCCTCATGCTGTCACCTCTCTAAGCTCTCAAAGTAGTTCAAGCGGATACCCGCCTTACAATGATGTACAGACGGGGCGCAATGGTGGCGAACCAGACTGTCATACATCCGGGCGACCTTCTCCGCGTTGTCAACCTTCATAACCTTGCCCAGCATCCTCACGCCGACCTTCCCGCCGTGGCTGTCTGTCGGAATCGTGCTCACGGCTTTATCGGCGTCTGTCCAAGAGTATTCATATAAGAACAACAGCATTAAAACTCATCCTTTCCATAGTATGCTACAACTTCGTCAAAGTTGGGATTTGGCTCTTGGCTCTCCGGACATCTGTAGACGCCGGTGCATTCATACACTTCGCTTGTATAGTAACGGTAGCCGCCCCAGATACACCGGCTGTTCATGCCCTCATTCTTGCGTCTCAGCTCTGCCAAAATCCACTCCCAGCAACTGGGCTTGATATATTGAATCACAATTTATCTCCCCCTTCAATGGTTATCTCGATTGCGACCAACTGCCCGCCTTTTATCTGGCCTAGTTTGAAACTCTGAACATACATATTTTTCACCCGCTCAGGAATCGCATTCGGAGCGCCCCACATCAGGGTTTTTCCATCCCCCAATATCACCCTAGTCCGGTTGTAATCGCAGTTGACGCACTTGCTCATTAACTCGCTGACCTTCATACCTTGCACCCCCTCATAGCTATGTGCGCCTCAACGTCGTACCGCTGACGGGTCACTTCTTCGAAGTCCCCAAGCTCCACATTGCGTTCCCACACATGAACGACCTTCTCAGCGGGATTGTATGTGTACATCCTACGGGCGGCAACATACCGCCCCCGTGTGCTCAATGCACACAGCATCTTATCAGTGAACTTAACCATGCTCAAGCTCCTTTCTCTTACAGCTTCAACAGAACTTCCAAAACGGTCATCGCGTCTTCCATGCCATAACCGTGGTTCTTCATCTGCTCATTCTCTGCGTTCTCATACTGCCCTTTTGCCTGTTCCTTGATTTTCTGAATGGCACTCAACAGCTCTTCGGTTTTAATGGTTTTCTTCATAACCTTACTCCTTTCTCTTACTATATACAGTATACCACATCCTTGACCATCTGTAAACACTTCCTCATGAAATACTTCCTAGAATCTTTCGTGGTGTATCACCTTGTATCCATCTTTGTAACACTTTTGTAACCTTTACTTCATTACACTGAATTGTCAAGATTATTACAGCCTTGGGGAAAAATTGTAACCTTTTTGTAACCATTTACTATTT